AATGGAAATTAAATTAACTGAAGAAGTAATTAATAAAATCAATAAACTACTACAAACACTACCCATAAGTCACTTAGACACTGTAAAGGAAATTACAGAAATTATGAATAGCTGTATAGTTGTTGATGAAAAATAAAATCAAATGGATATTAGAAAAATATCAATTGGCGCTGACTACAAAGATAGCGCTATGCACTACATAGTTGGGCAAGATGTTCTTGGTGGAAACTACAAGATACATCTTATTCAAGCAAAGGAGACATCATATAAGATTTGGATTGTAAGAGATGACGCTGTATATTTGTGGAAAGAGTTTTTGTTTACTCTTCCAATTTCAGTTGAATTTAATATTAATTTTTAATGAGGTCACCATATCAGTTTATCGTTAGACCCATGAAGGGGAAGCGATATGATAACACTAAAGACATAGGAGATGTGGAGTTTATTATTAGTTCTTCACAGGAAGACCACACTGTATCTAATAGATTTGCAGAGGTTGTTTCTACTCCATTAGCTTATAAGGGTCCTATTAAAAAAGGGGACACTCTACTTGTTCACCACAATGTGTTCAAGTTTTTTTACAATATGTATGGAATACAAAAGAGCGGTAAGAGTTATTTCAAAGAAGACTTATTCTTTATAGACCCTGATCAATTCTTTTTATTTAATGATGGAAAACAATGGCACGCTCACGGAAAGTATTGCTTTGTAAAACCAGTTGAAAATAAAGAAGAGTTTTTTTTATTTACAGGAGTTAAGGAAGAGCCTTTGGTTGGAACGATAAAGTATATAAACCAAGAGCTTATAGATAAAGGTTTAAAGGTTGGAGATCAAATAGGATTTCAGCCAGACAGCGAGTATGAGTTTACGGTTGAGGATGAAAAGCTTTATAGAATGTTTACTAATAATATTACCATGCTATTATGATATATATTGTAGATGATTTTGTTCCTAAAGGATTGTTTAATATTCTGCAAGAATACTTAAATAGTGGAGAGTTTAATGAAGTTATTTCTGGAGGAAAAGACTTTCATATAAAAGAATCTTTGCCTGACTTTAATGAATATGTATTGCATGCACTGTCTAAGATTGAAGGAAAAAAGTTATACAATATATTAAGTTTCTTCAGGACATCTAATGATGACTTAGATACAACATGGAGAATACACTCTGATTTAAACATAAATGGAGAGAAGCCTGATAGAGCTTTAGTTCTTTATATGTCACCCAGAGAGAAAGAAGATTTACACGGAACAGCTTTATGGGAGCATGATATTTACGGAAGAGAAATCCCTAAAGATATAACAGATGAGGATTATGACCGTATGATAGATGTAGATGCTGAGGATACAGATAGATGGAGATTGAGCACTGTTGTTGGGTACGAAGAGAATAGATTAGTTTCTTATCCATCCAGTTACTTTCATAGTAAGTATCCTAATGTTTCATGGAAAGAAGGTAGAAATGTTTTTGTAATGTTTTATAAGTATGAGTAGTAAAGAATTAAAGTTAAGCATTATAGATGCTGGAGAAAAAGCTGTTAAGCAATTAGTTAAAGTGGCTAAGGAAGATATTATTAAGTTCGACAAGGATGATGAGTTAGCTGCCGACAGATTAAAGAATGCTGCAGCCACTAAGAAACTTTGTATTATGGACGCTTTTGAAATATTAAAAAGAATAGAAGAAGAGAAGGCCTTATTAGAAGGCGGAGTTGTTGAATCTAAATCAAGTAAGCCAAAGGGATTTGCAGAGTCAAGATCAAAATAAATTATACACTACGCTAAAGGGTATTGTATCTAAGTCTGTTGTAACCAACAAGAATAGAGCCAGGTCATGGAAGTATGGGTACGACCCAAAGTATGATATTGTTGTAATATCTAAGACTGGAGAGATTGGCGATATAATAGATGTTAATGGTTTAAAGATTGCTTTACCTAAACCTCCAAAGGATGTTTATAAAAGAAGCTCAACAAAGAAGGAACAATACTGGGAAGCTTCTGGCTACCCGAAAGAGCTATCTCGTATTAAGTCTATATTTCAGTGGCATGAGGTTCCTGACCAATTCAAAAGCAAATGGGTAGACTACATAGAGTCAGAGTTTGACAGGAGAGAGGAAGGTTTCTGGTTTATGAATAACGGCTCACCTACATACATTACTGGAACTCACTATATGTATTTACAATGGACTAAGATTGATGTTGGTCTTCCAGATTTTAGAGAAGCTAACAGGATATTTTATATATTCTGGGAAGCGTGCAAGGCAGACAAGAGAAGCTTTGGAATGTGCTACCTAAAGATTAGACGTTCTGGATTTTCTTTTATGAGTTCTTCAGAAGGAGTTAACGCAGCCACCATAACTAAGGATGCTCGTATAGGGATACTATCTAAGACTGGTTCGGATGCTAAGAAAATGTTTACCGACAAGGTTGTTCCTATATCTAACAACTACCCGTTTTTTTTCAAGCCCATACAAGATGGTATGGACAAGCCAAAGACAGAATTAGCATATCGTGTTCCTGCTTCTAAGATTACAAAAAAGAACATGTATGAGATAGAGGACAATGAGCTCGAAGGATTAGACACTACTATTGACTGGAAGAATACTGGGGATAATAGCTATGATGGTGAGAAACTACAATTACTTTTACACGATGAGAGTGGTAAGTGGGAGAAGCCTGATAACATTCTAAACAACTGGCGTGTAACTAAGACGTGTCTAAGATTAGGTAGTAAAGTTATAGGAAAGTGTATGATGGGTTCAACATCAAATGCATTAGACAAAGGTGGTAGTAATTTTAAAAAGCTTTATGAAGATTCTTTACCATCTAAAAGAAACTCAAACGGTCAAACTAAAAGCGGACTGTATTGTTTGTTTATTCCTATGGAGTGGAACTTCGAAGGTTATATTGATATGTATGGAATGCCAGTACTAAGAACTCCTAAAGAACCAATAATAGGTATTGATGGAGAAGATATTAGTATGGGCGCTATAGATTATTGGGAGAATGAAGTAGAGTCTTTAGCTCAAGACGCTGATGCTCTTAATGAATTTTATAGACAGTTCCCAAGAACAGAGTCCCACGCTTTTAGAGATGAAAGCAAGCAATCAATATTTAATCTAACTAAAATATACCAACAAATAGATTATAATGATTCTATTAATTTAAAGCACCAAGTAACTCAGGGTTCATTTGCTTGGAAGGATGGGATAAAAGACAGTAAGGTTATATGGCATCCTAATAAGAACGGAAGGTTTTTGGTTACATGGATACCTGAAGCTGGTATGAGGAATAGAGTAGAAGTTAGAAACGGAAAGAAGTATCCTGGCAATGAGCATCTCGGATCTTTTGGTTGTGACTCCTATGATATATCTGGTGTTGTGGTTGGTAAAGGTTCTAACGGAGCTTTACATGGAATGACTAAGTTTAATATGGATAACGCTCCAAGTAATCATTTCTTTTTAGAATATATTGCGAGACCACAAACCGCTGAGATATTCTTTGAGGAAGTTTTAATGGCTTGTGTATTTTATGGTATGCCAATACTCGCAGAGAATAACAAACCAAGATTGCTGTATCATTTTAAGAACAGGGGGTACAGAGGTTTTTCAATGAATCGTCCTGACAAAACATACAACAAGTTATCCAAGACAGAAAAAGAATTAGGAGGTATACCGAACACATCTGAAGATGTTAAGCAGTCTCACGCAGCAGCTATTGAGTCTTACATTGAGAAGCATATTGGTTTGGATTTCTCAGAAGAATATAGAGATCCAGAAGAGATGGGAGAGATGTACTTTTCTAAAACATTAGAAGATTGGGCTAAGTTTGATATTACTAACAGAACTAAGTTTGATGCCGCTATAAGCTCTGGCTTAGCTATCATGGCTAATCAGAAGCACTTATACACACCTTCTAAACAAAAATCGAAAATAAGTATTAACTTTGCAAGATACGATAATAAGTCTTCAATAAGTCAAATAATTAATAGATGAAGTCAGTAAAAATAGATATACAGGCTGCCGCATTCCCTGATCAATTTGTTTCAGATGCGGAGAAGAAGACTGAAGAGTATGGTCTTCAAATAGGTCAAGCCATACAATACGAGTGGTTTAGAAAGGATGGAGGTAATTGTAGGTTCTACAGTCAGTGGAGAGAGTTTAATAGATTAAGACTTTATGCAAGAGGAGAGCAGTCAATAGCTAAATACAAAACCGAACTTGCTATTGATGGCGATTTATCATATCTAAATTTAGATTGGACACCAGTTCCAATTATACCCAAGTTTGTAGACATCGTTGTAAACGGAATGTCTGATAGATTATTTAAGATAAATTGTTTTGCTCAAGACGCAATGTCTGCTGAGAAAAGAAATCAATTTCAAACTATGGTTGAGACTCAAATGGTTGCGAGACCAGTTCTTAGTCAGATTGAAAAAGATTTTGGAATAGAGGTGTTTCAGATAAATGAAGATCAGCTTCCAGAAAATGATGCTGAACTGGAATTGTTTATGCAGATGAATTACAAGCCTGCTATAGAGATAGCTGCTGAGGAAGCGATCAATACTATGTTTGAGGAGAATGACTATAATCACTTGAGAAAAAGATGTGACATGGACATTACTACTTTAGGGTTAGGTGTATGTAAGCATGTGTTTCAAAAAGGAGATGGTATACGAGTTGAGTATGTTGATCCAGCAAATGTGGTGTATAGCTATACAGAGGACCCTTACTTCAAGGATTGCTTTTATTGGGGAGAAGTAAAAACAGTTCCAATGACAGAGCTGTTAAAAATAAATCCAGATTTAACAAATCAAGACTTAGAGGAAATATCAAAATACAGTCAAGCTTGGTACAACTATTATAATGTAGCGTCTATATATGAGAATAGTATGTTTGCCAGAGACACTTGTACTCTTATGTATTTTAATTACAAGACAACAAATAAGTTTGTATATAAAAAGAAATCTACAGCTGATGGAAACTTTAAGGTTGTAGAGAAGGACGATCAGTTTAATCCCCCTCAAGAAATGATGGACGAAGGTGGATTTGAAAAGGTTGAAAAGACAATTGATGTTTGGTATGAGGGTGTGATGGTTATGGGAACCAACTTCTTACTTGAATGGAAGATGATGGAGAATATGGTAAGACCTAATTCGTCTAATCAGTTTGCAATGCCTAACTATGTGGCTGTAGCTCCAAGAATGTATAAAGGAGCGGTAGAGTCTTTAGTTAGAAGAATGATACCATTTGCAGATCTTATACAGATGACTCATTTAAAGATACAGCAAGTGGTTTCAAGAGTTGTTCCTGATGGTGTATTTATTGATGCTGATGGATTAAACGAGGTGGACTTAGGAACAGGAAATGCTTATGATCCTTCTGACGCTTTACGACTATACTTTCAAACTGGTAGTGTTGTAGGAAGAAGCTATACTCAGGATGGTGAGTTTAACAATGCCAGAGTTCCTATTCAGCAATTAACATCTAACAGTGGTGCCTCTAAAATGCAAATGTTAATAGGAAACTATAATCACTACTTAGATATGATTAGGTCTGTGACGGGATTAAACGAAGCTCGTGACGGATCTACTCCAGATCCTAACTCATTGGTTGGCGTTCAGAAACTTGCTGCGCTAAACTCTAATACAGCAACACGCCATATACTTCAAGGAAGTTTATATTTAACAAAAAGATTAGCGGAAGCTTTATCTATAAGAACGGCAGATGTTTTAGAGTATGCAGACTTTAAGGATGAGTTTGCTATGCAGATAGGAAAATACAATATGAAGTTGTTAGAGGAAATTAAAAACTTATACTTACATGACTTCGGCATATTCATAGAGGTTGCTCCCGATGAAGAGGAGAAGCAGCAGTTAGAGCAGAATATTCAAATGGCCTTACAGCAAGGAGGAATAGATCTCGAAGACGCTATAGATATTAGAGAGCTTAAGAACTTAAAAATGGCTAACCAACTTCTTAAGCTTAAGAGAAAGCAAAAGCAAGATGCGGCTCAAAAACAAAAAGCTACTGAGATGCAAATGCAGCAACAAAACAATATGCAGTCACAGCAAGCTGCAGCTGAAGCTGCTATGCAAAAGATGCAAGCAGAAGCTCAATCTAAGATACAGGTCAAGCAGGCTGAGATTGCTTTTGAAATTGAGAAACAAAAGAATGAAGCTATGCTAAAACAGCAGTTGATGCAGGTTGAGTTCCAAATGCAAATGTCTTTAAAAGGTGTAGAGCAGTCAGCTATAAACCAAAGAGA